CCATTTGCCGTTGATGTTGTCATTTAACCAACCGTCATTTTCTAATACATTAAACAAAAATTGTAACTTCACTTCAGTATAGTTACAATCACCTTTTGTAGTATGAAGACTTACGATTTCTCGTTTAAAATCTTCTGGATTGGCTGCAACTAATTCTTTGACAACATTGCTAGATGACCAATAGGTTTTCCAATCGGATTCTCTTTTTTGCCTTCTAGCTTTACCCTTAACTTTGCGGATTGAATGAAAATATTTACGACCAATGTATTTTTCATCTGTTGATTTCTTTGTAATCAAATAACAGAATCCTACATACTTATCTATATCTTCGCTCTCAAACGGTTTTTTGTTAAATGTCCACGGGTTTTCGTAACTGGCTGGCATTCAATGTTTCCTTAGATTTATCGCCATACAGTGTACCGATGATGTTACATGATTTACAAGGCTCTGATTCTCTCTTTTCAGTAAGTTCTTTTCGAACTCTCTGAAACTCTGGAGATTCTAGCCAAATTTGTTTGATTGATTGCTGGTGAATATCACCAAGAGTTATTGACTTGTTCCAGTCATGAGAACATAGATGAACTTTGCCATCATAGTTCAGTGTCATTGAATAGAATGGAACATTGCACGGTCCTTGATGTTGACCGTCAAAAAGAGAGCCGGCTCTGTTCGACAAATGAACGAACCCGTAATCTTCTGATGAGTCATGCCAATATTCTTGCATAAAATAACAATCTTTATCAATATTCAATTTTTCAAATAGATTACTGAAATGTTCTTTTTGTTTTGGGCCGTCATACAGTGATAAGTAAATCCTGTTAAGACCGGCATCAAAAAGATTTAGAACTTTATCTTCAGTTAGTCTATCACCATTGGTTACCATATGAATGTTTTTGTTATGTGGTAACTTTTCTCGTAATACTCGAATTCCATAGTCCAAGTTGTTCCAGAGAAGTGGTTCGCCAAAACCACAAATCAAAATCCGATTTTTATAGTTGCTCTCCTGTAGTTGCTTAGCTACGAGAGCTATGGTATCTGCACTCATGTGCAGGTTTTGATTCGGATACTCTTTCGATCTAGGACAGAATTCGCATACACGATTACATAATTCAGTCACCATCAAATCAATTAGCATTAAAGAACTAAATGGATCTTGTGGATCCATATTGTTTTCAAATACCGAGTATTGTCTTACTCTTTCATAACGTACATCCATATTTATATATTATTCCCAATCATCCTCATCTTGATTTAGATCTAAATCTTCCTCTTCGCCCCAGTCTTCTGTAGATTCTCCACAGAATGGACAGAATGTTGGTACTTCTCCAACTTCTTCAGCATCAAATACAATTTTATATTCTGCATCACAATTTTGACAAGTTTCTTTGATAGTCTTTGCCATTAAGCGGCTCCCCAGACTTCCTCCCAAGAGCCAGTCATTGCGCCTTTGGCGTAATCTGTTGCTCTGTTTTCGAAGAAGTTTGTGTGTGTTGGTGCGTTAATCATTTCCTCTACCCACGGTAAAGGATTAGTTTTTACTTTATATATACCTTTCATTCCCATGCTAATCAGACGGCGATCAGCAATGTAACGAATATATTCCTTCACTTCTTCGTTACGAAGTCCTTTTGGACTGCCCATTCGATATGCAAGGTCAATAAATTTATCTTCAAGTTCAACCATTTTTTCGCAGATTGTATAAATTTGAGACTTTGTCTCATCATTCCAAAGTGGTCTATTCTCTTCTACTAATGTTCTGAAGAGTTGAATCATACCTTCAGCATGTTGTGTTTCATCAACAATAGACCAAGTAACGATTTGGCCCATACCCTTCATTTTACCATGACGTGGAAAGTTCAATAGCATAATAAATGAACTGAAAAGAGCAAGTCCTTCAGTAAATGCGGAGATGGCTGCAATCTTTACTGGTAGTGATGCGCCATTGGCAATCTTACTTTCAAAATACTCATGTTTTTCTGCCATTTCTTCATACTCATAAAATTCGTTGTATGTAGAATCTGGCATGCCAAGAGTCTCAATCAGATGAGAATAGGCAGCAATATGTAATGCCTCTCTTGCCGCAAAACCAGTAAGCATCATTCGTACTTCTGGCTGTGGAAAATATGGAAGATAGTTCTTTACATATCCACCGGCGACATCAATATCTGATTGTGTAAAAAATCTAAAGATCTGAGTCAAGAAATATTTCTCATCAGTATCAAGTTTAGTCTTCCAATCCTTTACATCTTCAGACATTGGGACTTCAGTATGTAGCCAATGAGATTGCTCATGCTTCAACCATCTGTCATATGCCCAAGGATAGTTGAAAGGCTTGAAATAATCTCTCTCCTCAAGTAGATTGGCCATCTATTAACTCCTTAATTGCTTTATATGTTTTTGTTTTTTCTAAAATACTCATTAAGATATTGAAATGATCGGTATCATATGGTACTACATACTTTACAGGTACACCCCAGTCTTGCTTAAGAGTTGCAATGTGTTCATGTAAATGAAATTCATGATCACCTCGCAAAAATAAAATGTTATCCGTAAGTGGTTTGTTATGACCCGGATAGTATGGAGAGAAATCCTGATCAGGATATTGTACTCCCATATTTCTTCTAATAGAACTATTATGTAATAGCAATGGTGCACTTATGATTCCAACACCAGCAAGTTCTCTTTGAGTAGAACAATAAGCTGCTAAGTGGCCTCCGGCACTATGTCCTATTAAGTATATATTTTCACAAATATTGAACTTAACATGATCTATAAGTTCAATGATTGAGCTTACACAACCTTCCATTGTGTAAGGTTCATCAGTTAGTCTTGTATATCCGGCACATACTACATGATGTTCTGAGAATAAGTCTTTTAGAAATAACAATTCTGAAGCATCACCACCAACCCAAGCACCGCCATGAAGAAGAATAACTACCTTGTCTGAATCTGCTGGGAAGTGGAAATAGTTACAATTCTCTCTATTTAAGTATTGTACTCTTTCCACATCCTCAGCAATTTTCCTGTTGATTGGTATTCTATATTCGTCAAGTTCTTTTAGCGAGTCTGGATATAAAAAAGCAGGTCGTCTATTGTGTGTTAACCTTCGCATGCTAAGCAAGTATCACCGTCAATAACGGCTCCCATATCAATTTCTCTAATTACTTGTCTTTCAATTTTCCTGGATACTTTATCTGCTTTGCCGATTTTCTCAGAACGACAATAGTACAATGTTTTTAGACCAGACTTCCATGCTAGAAAATGGACAGTATGAAGATACTTGATATTTGAATCTGGTCTAAAGAATAGATTTAATGATTGTGCTTGATCTATATATTCTTGCCGATCAGCAGCATGTTCAATAACCCAACGTTGATCAATTTCCATTGATGTTTTGAACACATCTTTTTCTTGATCAGTTAAACACCTCAAATGCTGAACAGAACCATCATGGGCAATAATAGAACTCCAGATCTTATCATATGCTAAAGTATCATCGGCCTCGCATTTTTCCTTGATCAATGCATCTAGGTACTTATTCTTATTTAGATAAGAACCAGATAGAGTATCTTGTCTATAAGCGTTTGCTCTCCAGGGTTCGATGGAAGGACTAGTATTTCCCATAATAATACTGCTGCTAGCGTTAGGAGCAACAGCCATAACATGACTGCAACGAACTCCATAACCTTTTGCATCAGGCGCTTCACCTCGCTCATCGGCCAATTCTTTGTTTGCTTTATCTAGGTTATTTCTAATGGTCTTAAAGATTCTTTTGTTGTATGACTTAGCAACAGCTGATTCCCAAGGAACACCCATTTTTTGCAGATACGCATGGAAACCCAAAGCACCAACACCAACAGATCTTTCTCTCATTGCTGAATATTTCGCACGAGAAATAGCATCAGGGGCATTATCAATAAACCTCTGTAGAACGTTGTCAAGCATCTCTAAAACATCTTTAAAGAACTGATAATTCGAAGAGTACTCTTCAAAGTACTCTAGATTAAGAGATGATAGACAACAAACTGCTGTTCTCTTTTCGTCTGTTGGTAGAATAATTTCAGAACAAAGATTTGACTGTTTTACTGTCATGCCTTTCTTCTTAAGCCACACTGGTAGATTTTCATTTGATCTATCAATGAAGTGGATATATGGTTCACCTGTCTGCATACGCATTTCTAGGATGCGTTGCCATAGATCTTTTGCAGATACTGTTTCTTGAATTTCATTTGAATGTGGATCAATAAGATTCCAACTATCATCAGCACCTGGATCTTTCATACAATTTTCTACAAGTTGCATAAAGTCATCAGTGATGTTAATACCATGATGTAGATTTAGACAACGCTGATTTGGATCGCCTGTTGGCTTACGCATTTCAATGAATTGAATTACATCAGGGTGATTGATATTGACATATGCTGCATAAGAGCCGCGACGTGTCTTGCCTTGACGATAAGCTAGACTTGACGCATCATAAGTTTTAAGGTGTGTAATTACACCTGTTGATTTATCATCACTTGAACGAATACCGAAACCAATACCAACTCCACCCCCAAGCATGGATAGCCAGTTTGTTTCAGATAGATTATTAACTAGTCCTTCGGCAGTATCATCAATATAATTCAAATAGCAAGAAATTGGCAAAGCCTTTTTGTCTTTACCATAAGCCAAAATAGGTGTTGCATATGATAACCAATGATTTGATGAATACTCATACAACCGAGCAGCATGCTGTGGATTAGATGCAAATGTACTTGAGACAAATGCTAACCGTTCTTGAGGAGATAATTCTCCTTCGGCCATATATGATTCGCGCAAACGTGTAATACCATTTGCATCAAATAATTTATCCTTGCTAGGATCAAGCGTAATACCGTGGACTTCCATTTATTTACCTTTTGCAACTTTGAGGATTGAAGGAAACACCTTTTCAAGAACTTTACCGCACTTGATTGCCACTTCCCTGTGTTCTTTTTGTGTTTCTGCACCTGATCTTAACTCAATATAGTGTAACCAAGATCTAATAGTTCCATTCATATATAGGCGTGATGTGACTAAACCTTCTGGTAGTACTGCCCTAGCTTGTTCTTTTGCAATACCCTGTTCAATAGCCCACTCATATACCGCTTGAGCTTGTTTAATTATACCATGTTGTCTTCTACGCCAGTCTGCTATAAATTCTTGTTGCGTTGCATTCAATTGAATACTTGGATCATTTTCAATTTCAATCGAATTTTGTCTATTCTTTTGATCCTGTAAACGTGTTTCTCTTGTGACAAATTCTAGTTCTTTTGTTGGATCAGCATAACGTTGACTGAACTCTTGAAAACTAAAACTACGATGCCGTAGAATTTGACGAGCAATATCTCTAGTTGTTTCAATTTCCAAACATGCGGAAACCATTTCAAATGGTGACCAATGCTTATGTTTTACTAAGTAACTTAAAAGGCCTGATGAACTACTGTGATTATCCTGGTTTCCTGGATTAGAAACACGAGCACAATAGGCGATTAAGTCTTCTGAAGTAATCTTACCGTCTTCAACTGCAGCAGATCCAAAATAATCTGGATCAGGCTGACTGTAAGAAACAAGTCTAACCTTCATCTAACTTTTCTCCAATTGTTGAAATTAACCCGTGCTCTGAGTCCAGAGTGGGTATTTGTATTTATCATCTGCATTATGGAATCTAAGGTTGAATCACTATTTAGATAAAAATCATTCAAATCTTTTTCCTCGATAAAAGAAGGCCAGATAAAAATATTATAGCCAGCCTCAATAGCTTTTTCATATTGTTTCACAATCTCAAGATTGCGTGGTTCATTATCAAAGATGAGTACTAATTTATTTTTTGGGATGATTTCTTCAACTTTAAGAAGATCTGAACTGCCTGCACCTAGACAGTTTTTAACAAAGAATGAATCAATAGGACCTTCAGTAACATACACTGTTTTGGTAATATCAACTCTATCCAATCCAAAAATTAGAGGGGTAGTGTCGTCCAATCGAACTGTACAATATCGTAGAGTTGAGCTATCAATTGCCCTAGCTGTAATTCCAATAAGGTCTTTAGTTCTAGTATAGGCTGGAATGACAAGTCTTGGGTTGTGATAGTCAATTCTTCCTTCATATCTTTCATCCAGTTGTTCTAGTTTATGACTATCATCACAATAATAAAGTTCACTCCAAAACTCTTCTGGAATTCCTCGTTGAATGAGGTAATCTTTTATCTCAGTTGCAGGTAATAGTATCTCATCAAGAATAGTCTTTTGCTTAAACTTTGGAGCTTCAAAAACTATCTCATTATTTGCCACTCCACGATGGCCTTTTTCCTTAAACAATTCCATTCTATATTGCTTATGTACAGCTGGATCTACTTGTTTAAGGAAACTATTCATGGTAGTACCAGCACCACAGTTGTGGCACTTATAAAAAAGGCCACCTGGTTTTTGATACAGGTAGCCGCGTTTTCTATTCTTATTCTTTTTTGAATCGCCACAAAGAGGGCAACGAAAGTTTGCAAGAAAAGGCTGATTCTGCTTTACAGAATACAGGTCAAGTTGCACGGACAAGAGTCCAGCATATTTCACATCAATCCATAACATAATTTAGATTATATACTAAGTAGAGGGGATTGTAAACAACAAAGTGTAAAACTTTGTGTTAGAATAGAATTTTAACGTCTAATTGAGTAATGACAAAGAGTGAAGTAGCAATAGCACCTAGTATATACCATCTCCACCGTTCAATACATTCTAATCTTTTTGTAATATTATCAAAGTTTTTCTGAATACCCATGAAGCTTTCTTTGATATCGTTTTTAATTTCGACTTCTTTTGTAGATATTCTATGGTGCAATAACTCGTTTTCTCTTTTATGGTCTTCTTTATGATCGTCAAATTTCTTTTCAAATGACTCTATAGCTTTTTGCTGATGTTCAAGTCTGATTTCATGAACAGCCAAGATCTTATTCATATTGTCAGAGATTTCAGATAGCTTATCAATAGCAATATCAAACTTATCAACTAAAAGGTTGACCGTTGACATATCCCTTTTGATGAGCTCGAGCTCTGTTTTAATTTCTTGATCAGCCATAGTACTTACTTTATTATTGCTTATTAGATTATTTATTTCATTTGTTTTCTAGTTCTAATATCCGTTTTTCAAGTTCATCTATTTTTTTAGTAACAAATGGATATTTTTTACGCCAAGCATCTGTTGGTTGTTCAAACCAAGTTAATCCCCAACGATCTACTAAATAGTCTAAAAATAAATCAAATTTAGCATATACCCAAAGACCAGCTCTAGTGTCTTTGAAATAAGCTAGGAAGGCCGCTCCTAAGAGCGACCCGCCTATACCTGTGTAAATCCACAGTGTGTCTGAAAATAATCTATCAAGCATCTTCATCTCTTGGTATGATGGACCATCTACCGAAGAGAACTACTGCATAGTATGCTGATTTGATTTTCCAAGTGGGAACCTTTGGATCAGCATCTTGCATTGCTAATAGAAATACCTTATCTGCAGCTCTTTTAGCAGCTTTGACTAGATCATAATCTTCATGACCTAACCCAAAGTCTTTAGCTCTATACTGACGAATTGCTTTGTACAATAAGTCATGAATAATAGCAGCTCTGGCTACATCCCAAGGTGCAATAATATTCCATAGTAGACGAGGAACCGATGCAAGATCAGTCTTAAATCCCTTTGGAACTGAAATCCGGTTATTGGTTACCTTTACACCAATTGCACGGAGTGGTTCATCATCTATAAGTTCGTTGGTGTAAGATAACGCTTTTGTTAGGATCCATTGGCGAGGTGGATTATATTCCGCCTGGACCTTAGCGTTAAACTTGCCCATGTTTTTATTTCTTTCCGGTGACTGCCTTTGTTCCAGACTCTACAATATTGCCAGTCTCTTTTGCAACTTTTACAGATGTTTTGGCAACTGTCTTAGTAGCCTTGCTGATTGCTCTAGCAGATTTGCCGATTGGATTCTTAATTCCAAACATTGATTGTCTCCTTATTTGCGTGACATATATGCTGTCATTCCCATAAATGCACCAACCACACCAGCCATAGCAATATAAAAGAGTGCAGATAGGTCTGCCAGTAACTTTAGACGTGTTTCAGGTACTACACCTGGTATCATCAATACGCATGTAAACAATAACATAGCAATCATTGCTGTCCATGCCATTCTTTTTTGAGTACGCTGTTTACGTTCAGCCATCTCAGTTTCTTTAATACTCTTCATTGCCGCTAATTCTTCATCTGTGACGGTGCCATCACCGTCTAAGTCATACTCATTATACTCACTATTGAGTTGTAATTTCTTTTGCGCCATCTTTAGCCTCGTAATATTCTCTGTACTTTTTTGTTACTTCTTTTTGGAGAATAATATACTTACGAGTCTGTGCTGTATTAACTGATAGAGTTTGATACCCTTCATCAGTCAATCCAATAATAACTGGGTCAATACCCTTCTTTTCAAGATCAGCAAAGACCTCTTCAAAGTTTTCACGAGTTACAATAACCCATTCCACTTTAAGCATCTTAATAGGAGTTGGATCTTCTAACTTAAGTGGCATTCTTTCCACTGGTTTAGAAAAGATCTGTAACTCTTTTACTGAACTACAACCACTAGTCGCCAGTAGCAACGTAATTAGGATTGGCCAAAGTAGAACATTCAGGGTTGATCTCAGATTTTTTAGTCGCATTTTGTTCTTTATCCGTTAAAGGAGCACCCATTGCAATTTCAGTGCATCTAAGTGCGTTTTCAGTAGCCCTGTTGAATACCTTAGCCATAGCTTTGGGTTTGGACTGGGCTAATTGTCCAATATCTCTTTTCTCACCACTTGCATTAACTTTTACAAACTTTTCGTTTAGTTCAGCAAGACCTTTTTCTAGCTGATTTGCTTTTTGTTGTATATCTTTATTTGCCTTAAGGACTGAAGCAATATCTTCTTGTTGTTGTACTATTACAGCTTTCTGATCAGCAACAGATTGTTCAAGCTTTGCGTTATTTGCCTTTGACACTGCAAGATCTGATTGAAGTGTCTTAACATAAACAAAAGCACCGGCAGCACCGGATAAAACAATTGCTGCAATAGCTAGTTTGGCATATCCTAGCATAGTATCTCCTATTACCTTTGTTCAATCCATGTCATAGCGGCGAGAGCATCTTTACCTGTATTATTTGACGCACATAAAATAGTTAAAACATCACTTGTTGTTCCTAAATTTGTTCTACCGATTTGATAAACTGTATCTTTATCAAGAACAACCGAGTTACCACCACCGCCAGAAACAACAAATCCACTATCTATAGAAGTCCCATGATTTGCAACGGTGATAATACTTGGATTTATATAAGTCTGATATTGAGCAAAAGAATTTGCATCAGGCATATCTAACCAAG